GGCGTCCAACTACCCCTACCTCTACATCAACCCGACGTGGCTGATGGACTTCACAGACATGCCCGAGACGGCTCGGCGCTACTGTGCGATCCGTGCTGCGAGGCGCTTCCAGGCGTCCGTCGTCGGCTCCGAGACGCTGGCCGGTCTCAGCGAGCGTGACGAGGGGATTGCCTACAGGAACCTGAAGAGGGTGGAAGGGCAGAAGGACAACTTCAACGTGTTCAACAACTCGGGCACGGCTGCGATCCTCGGCTGGCCCCGGCGCTTCGGCGTGACGGGGGTCTTCGAGGACCGCGACAACGCTGGCCCGGCATAGGACTACCATGCTCGTAGCTCAGAGAATTCCACACTGGTTGAACGGAGTATCTCAGCGGGCCCCCTACCTTCGGCACTTCTCTGAGGTGCAAGAGCAGATCAACGCCATCAGCGATTGGGCGCAGGGGGTCCGCAAGCGTCCAGCAGCGGTCTACGGCTCGAAGTTCTCGACCGACGCGACCCTGTGGGACACTGCGTTCATCCATCCCATCAACCGTGACGCCGCGACCCGGTATCACGTCACGGTCAGGAACGGCACCGTTCGCGTCTTCGATGCGGACAACGGCTCAGAGTACACCGTGGAGAACCCTTCGCCTGCGTACCTCGCTGGCGCGGACTCCACCAACGTGAAGGCCGTCACAGTTGGCGACACCACGATCCTCGTGAACACCAACACGGTCGTTGGGAAGGGAACCGCCAAGACCGCAGCCCTCGCACACGAGGCGCTGGTCTTCGTTCGGCAGGCCGACTACTCGACCCGCTACGAAGTGACGGTGGACGGGAAGTCTGTAGCGATCACCACGGCTGAAGGGACGATGGCCGAGGCTCGCGGGCTCATCAGCACCGACGCACTCGCTACGGACCTCGCTGCGGCCCTGCTCTCCAACGTGTACATCGTGCTGCTGTTCAACGTCACGGTCTACGGGTCCACGATCCACATCGCGAAGAAGAGCGGTGCGGACTTCACCATCACCTCGACGGACGGGCTGGCTGACAACGGGCTGCGCGTCATCAAGGAGAAGGTGCAGGCGTTCGAGGACCTTCCGCGCCGTGCAGTGAACGGCTTCATGGTGAAGGTGGTGGGTGATCCCTCCACCGACGCCGACGACTTCTGGGTCAAGTACGACACGACCGGCACCAGCGGCGACGAGGGCGTGTGGCGCGAAGCCCCGGCCCCGTCCATGCTGACGGACATCGACCCGACCACCATGCCGGTACGGCTGACCCGCAGTGGGACCCTCCTGTTCACCGGAGCAGCCCACGAGGGGAGCCTAGCGGAACCAGTGAACACCCTTGGAGCAGAGACGGTGGCGCACCCTGCGTTCTCCAAAGACGAGAACGACGTGGCGATTGACGGCACCGTTGACTACTCCATGAGCGACCACAACAACGCGGCGTACCTTCTCCCGGCCATCGCTGGTGGGACGAAGCTCATCACGCTGCGGTACGACGTGGACACCAGCAGGCTCGAGCCCGGCGTGAAGCTCAACGTGAACCTCATGCACAAGACCGCTGGTGGGACCGAGACGGTTCTTGACACGCACCACTACTACCGAGGGACGACCCGCAGCAACGTCGAGATTTCACAGTCGCTCACCGTAGCGACCGGAGACTTCGTCGGGCTGAAGATTTGGTACTCGTATGGGTACTTCGTCGGCGGGCTCTCCACGGCAGGCATCGTGGTGGCGAAGCGGCAGCTTACGGCGGCGGAACGCACGGCTGGTCTCCTCGACGGCTGCGACATTCCTACCCGAGGCGAGACGCTTCTCACGTTCGCCCCGACCGACTACTACGCCCCCGGAACGCGGGTGCGCGTGGTGGTGGACACCGTGACGTGTGACTACACGGTTCCGGCAGGGCCCGCCCTGAGCGGGACAGCGGTTGCGAGCGGCGTGAAGACCGCCATCGACGCCATCCTCGGGACGGACTACACGATCACGCTCAACGGGTCCGAGGTGTCTGTCGCATGGACAACGACCACCACGCACTCGGCTCCACCGGAGTGTGTGTCCTCGGTCACCGCAACGACGAACACCTTCTACAACAGCGCCCTGGCCCTCACGACCGACGCACTGGTCGGCAAGGTCATCCTCAACACGACAGACGGCTCCTACGGCACCATCACTACCAACAGCGCAGACAGCATCACCTGTGTCCTGGGCGGTGGTGCGGACAACACCTTCGACCCCGGCGATGCTGCCTCGGTGGAAGGCTCGGGGTCGTACCTCGTCGTGGAAGAGATCGATTGGGGAACTCGCTCGGTAGGGGACGACACGACGTCGCCCTTCCCGTCCTTCGTGGGTCAGCAGATTCGCGAAGTGTTCTTCTATCAGGGACGCCTTGGGTTCACCTCTCGGGAGAACGTGGTTCTCTCCGAAGCGGGGAGCCTGTTCAACTTCTGGCGCACCACGATCCGCTCGCTGCTCGACAGCGATCCGATTGACGTACAAGCCGCGTTCCGGGATGTCACCGTGTTCAACCACGTCATCCTCTGGAACGAAGGGCTCTACCTGTTCACCGACAAGGGGCAGTACCGCCTGAGCGGTGACCCCCTGCTGACTCCAGCCTCGGTACGGATTGACTTCGTCAGTTCCTACCCGGCGAACCGCACCGTCGCCCCCGTGGTGATGGGACGGTCCCTGTTCTTCCCGCACGAGCGTCAAGGCTTCACGTCCATCGTGGAGATGTTCATCGATGACGCCGACCGGACGGACGCCCAGGTGGTCAGCAAGCACGTCCCGACGTACCTCAAGGGGAACCCACTGGACCTCGTGGGGGACCCGGCGCTCGGCCTCGTGTTCCTACGCACGGACGCCAGTGCCACCACGATCTACGTCTACGCCTATCACGACGAAGGCGGGGACCGTGGGTTGCGCTCGTGGAGCAAGTGGACCTTCGGGACCACCACGAGCATCGTCGGGCTCGACATGCTGGACGGCAAGCTCATCCTGCTCGCGAAGGACTCGACCGGGCTCTTCTCCCACATCCTCGACGTCGCGAAGGTTCTCGACCCGAGTGACGGGACGCCCGACGAGAAGTACGAACACCTCGACCGCCGCCTCGCGCACAACAGCGCCGGGGTGACGGTAGCGTGGACCGGGACGCAGACGGAGATCACTCTCCCCTACTCCGACCCCACGAGTGTCCAGGCGGTGGACCGGGCGACCGGGACCACCTACACGCTCACCCTCTCCACAGGGAAGTACATCCTCGTGGGGACGGACCTGAGCGCCATGAGCCTCTACATCGGGGTGCCCTTCACGTTCACGCTGACCCTGAGCCCCATCTACTACCGCGACCAGAACGGCGCGGCAGAGACGCGGGGACGGCTCCAGCTTCGCTACATCGACATTGGGTATCAGGACACCACCGACCTCACGATCAGCGTCACTCCCGATGGGAGAGCCGCTCGGACGACGACGGTGGACCTCGCAGGCCCGGCCTCCGACATCCAGCGGGTGTCCGTACAGGCTCGGGCGGAAGACTGCACGATCAGCCTCACTGACGCTACGCCGGGATCGGTCGTCCTCACGGGTGCCGATTGGGAAGGATTCCTCTCGCGCAGAGCGCAGCGAGCATGAACATAAGGTTCCGCATCGCCGGGGCTGAGGACGGTCGCAAGATCGCTCCTCGGCTTCGGCCTGAGGACCGGCGCGAAAGCGAGACGGTGACCGGACGTCCCCCTGAGGAGACCCTACCGAGCGCCATCACGAAAGCTCGCTTCGCCTACACGATGCACATGGAGCAGTCCCACATCCCGTTCGCAGTGTTCGGGTGCGGCGACCATCCGCGCATCGCCGGGTTGGGCGTGGTCTGGTTCCTCGGGACAACGGAGATCGTGCGGGCGAGGAAGGCAATCCTCGAAGTTGCCCCGCGACTCCTAGAGACGTTCCTGGGGTTCTACCCGAAGGGTCTCACCAACTACATCGACAGCAGAAACACGCTGCACCTCAAGTGGGTCCAGAAGCTCGGCTTCATCGTTTCCAAAGGGCCGACGATCCGCAGGGTGCCGTTCTACACCATCTATCACCGAGGCACACATGTGTGACCCGACAGTCATCGCTATCGGTAGCCTCGTACTCACTGCCGGATCAGCGGTAGCCGACCACATCGGGCAAGCGAACGCAGCAGGCAAGAACGAGAAGCAGTCGCTCGACGCCATGCAGCAGATGTGGAAGGACGTCGGAATGATGCAACAGGAAGTGCGGACGCAGGCGACCGAGGCCGTTCTGGAATCGGATCGCCGCGCACGAGAGGCTCACGCCACAGCCGCAGTCGCGGCGGGCGAAGCGAACGTCTCGGGCATCAGCGTCGATGCGCTCCTGAGTGTCCTCAACCGGCAGGGAGCAGAGTACCGAAGCTCAGTGAACCGTCAGGCTGATCGACAGGTCGCGCAGCTACAGCGTGAGAAGATCAGCGGACGTACCGAAGCACAGAACCGAATCGCGGCGTACCCGCGCCCCAACCTCTTCGCGACAGGCTTGCGGATTGGTGGAGCGGCGATGGACTACGCCACCTGGAAGAAGACTCAGAAACCATAGGACCATGCCGAAGAAACCCAGAGTACAGGTGGACACCGGGTTGCGACCCGAACCCCTGCGCCCTGTCACCCGGCCTGTAGACACCTACGTTCGCCCGAATCCCAATAGCCAACTGACACAACTTGCCGGTGCGCTGGCCGAGTTGTCTCCGAAACTTGGCCGGTATGCGGGCGTGGTTGGTGAGCAGCAGGCCAGCAAGGACAAGAGTGCAGGAGAGGCATTCGCACGAGACCTCTCTGCTAGCGGCACTGCATACGCCGACGCTGTGAAGTCCAAGCAGCTTCCCCCCAACGCCTCGCCGTGGTTCATGGCGGGCCTGCGGGAGAGCTACGGACGCATCAGCGCAGGCAAGTGGTCCTCCGATTTCCGTGCGGCGGTGGGGGCCAACGAAGGGCTCTCAGCGTCAACGAGCCTAGAGGCGTTCGACGCCTTCTACGGCGAACACCGGACCAAGTGGCTCGAAGAGAACGTGGGCGCAAATGTTCGCGACCAGTACTTCGAGACCGGGTTCGGCAACAAGTCACAGGCATACTACGAAGCGATGCGCGACCAGTTCGCCGCGCAGACCGTTCAGAACACTTGGGCGCAGTCCTCCGAGGCGCTCCAGGTGGAGATTTCGCAGCACCTCGACAACGTCATCGGCAACGACGTCCTCGTGAAGATGCCCGCAGAGCAGGTCGCGGCGTCCATCGCAGAGTTCATGACCTCGCGCATCCGCAACTACGGGATGGACGGGTCGCTCGTGAACAAGGCGACGGCGCAGGCGGTCGTGCAGTGGGCCGTCAACAACGAGGACATCACGGCCCTCGAACTGCTCCGCAAGATTCCCGGTGGGACCAAGGGGAGCAACCTGTTGAACATCACAGGTGTTGGCGAGATGTACGACAAGGGGCGGGAAGACATCGCCCGGTGGTCGCAGTTCAAGAAGTCCACCGCCGAGGCCGACCGCAAGAAGTCGCAGGCGGAACAGCAGGACGCCATCTTCTCCAGCTTCATCTCGACGCTGGAGAATACCGACCAGCCTTCCTCCATCAACCCCACCCCGCTCATCGCGGCGCTGGTGCAGTCCGGGCAGGACCCGGTGCAGGCCACGCAGCAGGTTCACGGTATGATCGACGTCTACAGCAACCGCATCTACCACGACGACGAGTACGTCGCGGCGGGACTGTGGGCGGACATCTTCGGTGTCGTCAACGCTCAGGACCCGGCGTTCGTCACGCAGGGCAAGCTCCGACAGGCGTTCCTCGTGGACAGAGCCCTGTCGAACCAGACGTTCAATCAGATGTCCAACGCCATCGCCCAGAGGGATTCCTCGGGTGGGGGCAGCGGCAGAAGCACCGACCCGATTCTGGAGAAGGGCTTCTCGGACCTTCGGTCACTCTTCAAGCAGTCGCTCGGGGAGTTCGAGAACACCGGGGACGGCTTCCGGTTCCTCCAGGGCAAGCGGGAGTTGAACGCCAAGTACGCGCAGTGGCGGGCCGGGCCGGGCAAGGATGCCTCGGATGCCGAAGCTCGTGACTGGATGACGCAGCAGGCGATCCTGGTGGGCACCCGAAGGATCGGGCCCATCCAGGGCAACACGGTGGAAGAGGCGCTGTCGGTTGGCGTCTCCGTCGACTTCGAGGCCGGGCCGGTAGTTGAGCCGAGGGTCTTCGGTCGATTCGCCGCTACGCTGATGAAGGCACAGCAGGACGCCGTCATCGGACTGCCCGTCAAGATTCCCGAGCAACTCACCTATGTGCTTCTCTCCGTTGGGCTGGAGCCCACGGTCCAGAACGCATTCCTCTTCATGAACAGCCAAGCGGCATTCTTCCCGACCACAGCGTGGGCAGAGTTCCGCTTCAATAGTAAGGAACAGCAGTAATGACCGTACCCTTCATCCAGCCAGAGCAGGACGATGTAGCGAAAGCCCATCGCAAGCTGGAGGACGAGTTCGGCGCGTTCCTGACCGCAAACCCTCAAGAGCCCATCGCAGGGGGTCAGGATCAGACGCTGACGCCCTTGAAGCCGAAGGGCAATGAGGACCTCCAATACGGGCTCCCTCGGGACCCGGTGATGAAGTACCTCGTGGCCGCTGGTCACGGCGTGGCGAAAGCCTTCGACATGACGGCGCAGACCGTCTCCGAGGGTGCCGCGTTCGTGGACCGCAAGACGGGGCTCGGGGAGCTACTCGCTCCCGGCTACAACGCACAGTACGACGCTGCGGGCGGTGCCCGTGGTATGGTCGGCGGGAAGTTCGATACCGCCAACAACTTCGCCACGAAGCTGATCGGCAAGCGGGAGGACGACTTCCTCTCGGGGTTCGTGGAGGGGATCGCGCAGTTCACCACCGGGTGGTTCCTGACGGGACCCCTGAAGGTCGCGGGGCTCGGCAAGACGGCACTCGCCGCTTCCGGCGCAGTCCGTGGCTTCATCGTGGACACGACCGTGTTCGATCCCTACGAGGCGCAGCTTGCAGAGTTGATGCAGATGGGTGGGAACAAGTTCTCCATCCTCGACAAGCTCGGGGTGGACAACCTCGGGGACCTGCTGGCTGTGGACGAGACCGACGCGAACCTCGAAGCCCGCATCAAGCGTGGGCTCGCGGGGCTCCTGCCGGGTGTCGCCATCTCCCTGATCGGAAGGACGATCAAGATCGCTCGCCTCGGGCGCAAGCTCAAGGTGGCGGCGACGGAGACCGAGAAGGCCAGCATCAGCGCAGCAGTCGAAGAAGAAGTGAAGGCGGCGGCGGACCTCGTGGATGACACGAAGGCCACCGTCGAAGGGGACGTCGCGGTGAAGCCGGAAGGCGACGGGACGTACTCGGTGGAGCTTACCGACTTCGAGAAGCGGTGGCAGGAGAACAACGTGGAGGGGAAGGCCCCGAAGAAGGATGGGGCCGATTGGGAAGCCCACCAGAAGAAGGTCGAAGAGCGGAAAGCGTGGCACGAGCAGAACAAGCCGCGTTTCTCCAGCCGGGCGGAAGCGGAGATGCAAGCGCACACGATCCGGCGAGCGGAGCCTCGGGTACTGAAGCCCGCAGACTTCGAGAAGTTCCAGGAGATGAAGAAGCAGCTCGCGGCTGCGACGAACGTCGATGACGTCGTTACGGCACTCGAAGGGACGCACTTCAACTTCCAGGCGATGCGAGCAGGGAACGACATGGCGGCGGTTACGGAGTCGCTCTCGCAGGTCCTGAGGGAATCCTTCGACGCGATGCAGAAGAAGCCCGGCGTTGCAGGCTCCGAGATGATTGCGGATGCCCTGGAGCGTATCAGCGGCATGACGCGGAAGCAGGCTTACGAGTACTACGGGACCTACGCCCGGAACATCGCTGAGGGCCACATGCCCTCCGATGCGCTCGCTGCTCACGCCGTCATGGAAGACATGTCGAAGGGGATGATGGAACTCGCGGACCTCGTTGAGGCGCGACCCCACGACCTCGTCTTGCGGGAGTCCGCACGGCAGCAGCTTCAGCAGTATTGGAATCACGCTGCCGACGTCGCTGGCATGAACTCGCAGTTCGGTCGTACCCTAAGGGCCCTCGGGGAAGACATCCGGGGAGCCGACGAGCTGAAGAGCCCGAAGTTCCGGGCCGAGGGTGAAGCTCCTGCCCCCAAGGGCAAGGGGAAGCCTGTGCGGAAGCCCGGCAACGGGAAGAAGCCGGTGGAGCCCAAGGTGAAGGACGTCGGGAACACGGCCGGCATGTCGCACCGTGACATCGACGCACAACTCCGCATGTTCAAGATGAGCGGCGGTCAGCCGCGTAACGTGTACTCCATCGTGAGGGGCACTCAGGCCCTCCTGAATGGCAAGTCCGCGAACGTGGCCTTTGAAGTATTCGCCAACAGCTTGCTGTCGGGCCCGCCCACATGGGCCACCGTGCTGACCTCGGGTTGGTCGGTGGGCATGTACGAGCCGATGGTGAAGATGCTGGCGGGCGTCGTGACGAAGAACGGCGCACTGGCCCGCGAGGGAGTGGACGTCCTCTTCGGGAACTTCGCGTTCCTGAAGGAGAACATGGGGACGGCGTGGATGGCGATGAAGAAGTCGCAGTCCATCCTGAACCCGCAGCCGGTCCTGAAGGGCATCACAGGTGAGAGTGTGGCGAAGGGCGTGGGCAAGCTCGGCGGATCGGAAGCCGCGCAGGCCACCGCGAGGAAGGTCGTGGGCACAGGGGTGGGTGAGACGGTGCGGATGCCGGGGCGGATGCTCACGGCGTTCGATGAGTTCACTCGCGTCACCAACTACCGCTCCTACATCCGGGCGAAGTCGCTCCGGGCGGCGCGGGAGGCGGGTGCTGCACAGGGCCTCAAGGGCGAGTCCCTCACCAACTTCGTCACCCGGCGCGTGGAGGACGACCTCCGGTCAGCCTTCGACGCCGAGACGGGGATCGCATTGGTTCCCGAGGGCCTGAAGTACGCGGACGTCGCGACCTTCTCGGGCCCGCTCGACCCGAAGACTTTCGGGAAGAGCCTCACCGAGTTCCTGAACAAGAACCAGACGTCGAAGTTCATCGTCCCGTTCGCTCGTGCATCCATCCACCTGATGGACTACGCCATCAACAAGAGTACGCCCCTCGGTTACCTCTTCAAGGAGAACCGCAGGATACTCATGGCTGGCGGCGAGGATGCGGCTGTCCTCATGACGAGGCAGGCGCTTGGCACGACAGCGATCATGGGGTTCTACGGCATGGCTGCCGGTGGGTATGTGACCGGGCGTGGCCCGAGCAACCCGTCAGTGCGGAAGCTGTGGCAGGAGAACCACCAGCCGTACTCCATCTACATGCCGGGTGCAGGCTGGATCAGCTACCGGAGGGCCGAGCCCTTCGCCACGCTGGTCGGGGTCGCGGCGGACTTCGCGCAGTTGATTCACGAAGGCGCGTTCGATGACGCCAACGAAGACCCAGGTTGGGTGGCCTACGCGATGGTTGCGGCGGCGGCTCAGAACCTGAGCAGCAAGACCTACATGCAGGGCCTCACCGAGTTCGCGAAGGTTGTGGGCGATGGACAGCCCGGCCAAGTGAAGCGGTGGTTCCAGAACTTCGCGACGTCCTTCGTCGCTCCGCAGCTTGGGGTTCGGTTGAACCCTGACGAGACGGTGCGCGAGGTCCGCACGATGCTGGACGCCTACATGTCGAAGACTCCGGGGCTCTCTCAGATGCTCCCGGCGAAGTACAGCCTGTACGGGAAGCCCGTGGTCCGCGCCCCGATTGTGGCGAACCGTGCGCTCAACCCGTTCACTTGGAAGCCGTACAAGGACGACGTCGTCGCTGATGAATTGGTGGCGCTGAACAAGACGTTCACGGTCCCCGACACCCAGGAGCGGTTCGGGAAGATCGTCGTGGACCTGCACGGCAAAGAGTGGAAGAACAAGAACGGCGGCGACCAGACTCCCTACGAGCGATGGATGGACCTCATCGCGCACCCGCAGTACGGGGAGCAGGGACTTGAGGACCAGCTCCATGCGCTCGTGACGAGCGACGAATGGAAGCAGGCTGACGGTGGAGTGCAGGCAATCTTCCCCGGTGGTCTCCGCTACAAGCTAGCCTCGGTCACGATTGAGTCGGCACAGACAGTTGCGAAGTGGGCGATGCTGGAGGAGTACCCGCAGTTGATGGAGCGTTACATCGGGCTCGGAGCCGCAAGGCAAGCCGCAGGCGGTGGCGCAGACAGCGGGACGATCCTCGGCCTCATCCAGGACGCAGGCGTCAGCGTTCGATAGCACCTCCTTGGGGGCCCCCTTCGGGGGGCCTCCATCGTCTCTCACCCTCAGACCTCAAATGAATGACATGGCAGACCTTCAGCGAGACCTCGGACGTCTCGAAGGGAAGGTCGATTCGATCTTGTCGTTGATGAAGGACAACTCAACGCGAGTAGGGGGCATTGAAAAACGTGTGTCCACACTGGAGACCAACCGCGCCAGAGATGTCGCGCTAGTCACCGGAGCGGCCACGACTCTGTCCCTGGTCCTGGCAAATCTCCCCAAGATCGTCTCGCTCTTCCGCTAGGAGTACCCAATGACCGAACGCCGCGAGCAGTTCGAGATCGCAGAGCGGCTTCAAACGAAGTGGCTGAGACGAATGGAAGTCATGCTCGACTCGGGGGACATCACCTCGACCGACATGGCGACCCTCTACCGCTTCCTCTCAGACAACGGGTGGGTAGTCGATCCCGACAAGCTCCCCGAGACTCTGAAGCAGAAGCTCACCAAGGCCGACGTCTCCTTCGCAGATGACGGTTACGACGACGGCTACAAGTAGGGATGTACACCAGAGAACAACTGGAGGAGGTGGGGCTCACGGACTTTCGTGTGTTCCTCGTGCAGGTATGGGACCACCTCGGTCTCCCTGACCCCACCCCGGTCCAGCTAGACATCGCGAAGGCCCTCCAGCACGGGCCGCGACGAATGGTGGTTGAAGGGTTCCGGGGCGTGGGGAAGTCGTGGATCACGGTGGCGTTCGTCCTCTGGAACCTCCTACTGGACCCTCAGATCAAGATCATGGTCGTCTCTGCCAGCCAGCCGCTGGCCGACGACTTCTCGAAGTTCTGTAAGCAGTTGATTCACTCCATGCCGTTGCTCCAGCACCTCGCACCTCGCGAGGGGCAACGAGACTCGTCGCTGTCGTTCGACGTGGGCCCTGCCCACCCCTCGAAGGACCCCTCGGTGAAGAGCGCCGGAATCACCGGCCAGATCACCGGGAGCCGCGCCGACATCATCGTGGCGGACGACGTGGAGATTCCGAAGAACAGCTTCACGCACCACCTCCGGGAGAAGCTCTCGGAGCAAGTGAAGGAGTTCGACGCCGTCCTGAAGCCCGAAGGCAGAGTCCTCTACCTCGGCACCCCTCAGGTCGAGCAGTCGCTCTACACGCGGCTGGAGAAGCGGGGGTACATCCCTCGCGTGTGGCCCGCAGAGATTCCGGCGAACCCGGACGTCTACCGGGGCAACCTCGCGCCCTTCGTCCTCCGCAGGATCGACACAGGAGCGAAGCCGCACGAGCCGCTGGACCCGAAGCGGTTCGACATGAAGGACCTGATGGAACGGCGGGCGTCCTACGGGGCGAGCGGGTATGCGCTCCAGTTTATGCTGGACACGAACCCCTCCGAGATCGACAAGCATCCACTGAAGCTCCGCGACCTGATCGTCTACGACTGCGACCTCACGATGGGGCCGGTCCAGATGGTGTGGGGCAACGAGAAGGAACTCGTGCTGCAAGACCTCCAAGCGGGGGGCTTCGACGGGGACTTCTACGTTCGCGCCGCATGGAAGTCGCAGGAGATGGTGAAGTGGCAGGGTACGGTGATGGCGATAGACCCGTCAGGCATGGGCTCAGACGAAACCGGCTACGCGATCGTCCGCTACCTGAACGGCAACGTGTTCCTCGTGGACGTCGGCGGGTTCCAAGAGGGGTTCTCGGAAGAGACCCTGAAGGCCCTCGCGGCGACCGCGATCCGCCACCGGGTGAACTGGGTGATCGATGAGCCCAACTACGGTGGTGGGATGTTCCGCCAGTTGCTCAAGCCCCACCTGATCGCACTCGGGGGGGAGCAGCGGGGGGAGGACCCGAAGCACCCCATCGCGAAGTTCGATGAGGAGTGGAAGGGCTGGTCGCACACACAGAAGGAACTCCGCATCCTCGACACGCTCGAGCCTGTCATGCAGTCGCATCGGCTCATCGTGGATCGACGGGTGGTTGAGAAGGACCTCGCAGTACAGCAGGACCACGAAGCATTCTCTCTCGTCCAGCAGATGACCCGGATGGCTCGGGTGAAGGGCGCATTGGCCCACGAGGACCGCCTCGAAGCGGTATCGATGGCCGTGTCCTACTGGACTGAGCGCATGAACCGGGACCAGAACAAGGCCCTGAAGGACCACAAGGAGGGTCAACTCAAGCTCGAACTCAAGAAGTTCATGAAACACACCATTGGCTTCGTGCCGGGTGGGATGCACACCACTTGGCGCAGGCGGAAATAGGACATGACGAAACGCACCGACGACCTATTCCCGAGCCACCCCGGCGACCGCTCCTATGACGTCCGAGGGACGAAGTTCAGTTCTCTCGGAGACCTGGACGCCATCCTCGACGGCTCAACCTACAAGAAGGTTCTCGGGGTCGTCTCGGGTGTGACCGGAATCATTGGCGGTGGGACGGGGATCGCTTCCTACACGGTAGGCGATATCCTCTACGCCTCGGGGACGACGACGCTCTCCAAGGCCACCCCAACCGCAGTCAAGCAGTACCTCCGTTTCAACGGAACAGCCCCGGCGTGGCAACTCATTCCTGGGTCGGAAGTCTACCTCGACAAGATCACGGGGGCGACCTACTCGACGGTGCAGGACATGCACAACGTCCTCCACTCGGCAGGATGGATCAGCGGCGGTACGATCACCGCAGCGGCGGGAGCGACCAAGCTCGGAGAGGCGTTGTTCACCGGGGCGGATGGCACGAGCCTCGTGGGCTACGTCTCAGACAGTGGCTTCGGTACGTTCGGCGGGATCGCTGGATTCTTCGCGATCTACTCGAACGCCGCTCGCCCGCTGTGGGGCTCCGTTCGCGACAACTACTCTGGCACCGACATCACGCCGACGTCGGACGCTACGGGCGTGAGCTACGCCTTCACCGCGACCAAGCCGGTCTTCACCACTGGTAGTGCGGCCATCGGCATCATGCCGATTCGGGACACGAACGTCTACGAGTACAACGCCAAGGGCTTCGAGTTCAAGATCACCCAGACCGGCGCGAACCTCGTGACGTACACTATCCGCACCGCCCTCGGAAGCTCGACGTGGCGGAACCCGGTCGAGAGCATCACATCGCTCACCAATGCGGCGTGGACAGACGGGACGACCAAGCGGGTCATCCTCTGGCTGAGGGTGATCGCAGGGACGCTCTACCTCACGCTGGCTACCGAGGACGTCGCTGGTACGAACCACACGGTTCTCGGGACGTGGTCGTGGACCGGCACCAACCCCTACGAATACTATTGGGGCGTCGGCTACCGCCGCGCCAGCGTTGTCGGAACGAACTCCGGTGGGGACCTATGGTCTCTCGACACGCTCCAAGCCTACGACGGCGAGTATGCTGGCGAAGGCACCCCTCCAGGGATCAACGTCACGGCAGGCACCGGGAGGATTCGGACAAGCGCCTCGCACGTCGCCACGCTCGACCTCTTCGATTGGGCGGCGGTGACGGGCCTCACGGCTCC